GCGATTGTTGCTGGATTTACTTATGAAGGTAAAATAAATCTAATCTTATCATCTGTCATGGGTGCTGGTCATAAGCGTGAACCGATTTTTATTTTTAAAAAAAATTAGGATATTACAGAAAAATTTCTTATATTTGTAGATTACAAATTATTTAAGGCAAAATATGTTAGTAACGTCTCACACAATTTGGAATGAAAAGTATCGTCCAATTTCATTAGAAACTTATGTTGGAAATGATACTATAAAAAAAACATTCGATAATTATATCAAATCAAATGATGTACCGCATCTTTTATTGTATGGGAGTGCTGGAAGTGGTAAAACTACCTTAGCAAAAATAGTTGCAAATTCCATAGCAAAAGATAATTACTTGTACATAAATGCATCCGATGAAAACTCGGTTGATACGGTCAGAGACAAGATAAAACAATTTGCATCTTCAATTGGATTTGGTGGATTAAAAATTATCATTTTAGATGAATGTGATTACATGACACCAAATGCTCAAGCGGCACTTCGCAATGTAATCGAAACATTTAGTAAAACTACACGATTTATTTTAACATGTAATTATGTTGAAAAAATAATAGATCCAATTCAATCACGTTGTCAGACATTCAATATAGTACCACCTTCAAAAAAAGAAGTTGCACAACACTTGGTAAATATTTTAGACACGGAGAGTGTTTCATATGACAAAAATGACATTGTTTCTATAATTAACATGTCATATCCAGATATACGTAGAGTCATAAACACGACTCAACAATCTGTTATATCAGGTAAACTTCAAATAGATAATACTATATTAGTTGAACATGATTATTTTTCAAATATACTTAATTTATTAAAAGCTAATAGTACAAAAAAAGAAAAATTTGATGGCATACGTCAGATTTTAGCTGATAAACACCTAAGAGATTATAGTCAACTGTATAGATATTTGTATGAAAACGTAGATGAATATGCTTCTGGATTTGTTTCAACCGTAATTCTTATTTTAGCAGAAGCACAATATAAAGATAGTTTTGTTGTAGACCATGAAATAAATACCATGGCAATGTTTGTTCAAATTATTATGGAAATAGACCAAAGGAGGTAACTATGGGAATTTTTGATATTAACGGCGGTGGCGAAATGCCTAATGATTCACAAAAAGTTAGTGTTAACTTACAAGAGGCTCAGGATTTAGTTTGTTCTAATTGTGGTAATAAATTTTTTAAGGAAGTAACATTCTTCAAAAAAGTGTCAGCTCTATTATCACCAACAGGACAAGCGGGTTTAATTCCTATTCCAGCTTATGCTTGTACTAAGTGTGAACATGTAAATGATGAATTTTTACCAAAACAATTGTTGAATGGATAACCAATGGCTAAGAATTTATTCGATCATATAAAGGGAGTAACATTCCGAAAAGTTAAATGGGAAGACTTGTCTGATGAGGATAGGTCTTCTTGGAACAACTACATGATAAATAGATTTTTTTCCATGGAAGTTGAATTGGTAGAATTAATAAACGAAATTCAAAAATATTCAAGTGGTATATTAACCCCTGAAACATACTATAAATTATTATATGATGTTTTACCTAAACAATCGTTTTATCTTAAATACATAAAGTCTAAAAATAAGATAGAATTGGATCAAGAGTTTGTAGATATTTTTTGTAAGTATTACCAATTGAGTAGAAAAGAAGTATACGAATATATTGGTTATTTAAAAAAAATAAATCCGTCTGAATTAGTTGATGTTTTAAAAATGTATGGTACTAAAGAGTCTGAAATTGAAAAATTTGAAAAACAATTAAAGAATATGAAATGAGGAATGTTATGTCAATAAAAGAAATAGACACATCTTTAAAAAGAAGTGAAGTCGTAACCGAAATGGAAAAAAAATTTCCAATAATGACTGAAGAGTTTAAACGCATACAACAAGCTCAGTATGAATTGTTTTGTGCAAAGCAAAGCAACTATGGACCTGATAACATTTCAATGGGTTCAAATTTGGAACGTGAAGAAGATCGTAAGTTATCATTACAAGGTTTGTTTTTTCGTTTGAACGATAAAATAAATAGATATAAGCAAATGATTATGTTTGGTTCAAAAGATGCGGTTGGTGAAAGTCTTGATGATACATTCAAAGATATTTCTGTATATGGAATTATTGCTCAACTCGTTCAATCGGGTAAGTGGGGTAAATAATGAGTGACAGAAGAATATCCTTTTCACAATATCAAATGTGGAAAGGATGCCCTCATAGATGGAAACTTAACTATGTTGATAAAGTTTCAATAGCTTCAATACCATCTGTTGCATTGGTTTTTGGAACAGCAATGCATGAAACATTACAACATTATGTTAAGACGATACATGAATTGTCTATAAAAGAGGCTGATAGCTTAGATTTAAAAACTATGTTATCAGACTGTATGCGAAAAGAATACAAAAAATTACTTTTGGAAAACAATAATACTCACTTTTCAACAACTGAAGAAATGAATGAGCATTATTCAGATGGATTGGAAATAATAAATTGGTTAAGATCTAAAAGGTCTGAATTTTTTCAGAAAAAGGATCATGAATTAATTGGCATAGAATTGCCAATAAATATCGTTCCATTAGAATCACACTCAACAGTTAAATTGGTTGGTTATTTAGACTTGGTTATAAAAAACAATTTAACTGGAAAAATTCATATTTATGATTTTAAGACAAGTACAAGAGGTTGGAGTAGCTATGCTAAAAATGATAAAGTTAAGGTATCACAATTAGTTCTCTATAAAACATATTACGCAGAGCAATATGGTGTTGCTGTCGATGACATAGTAGTTGAATATTTAATTCTGAAAAGAAAAGTAAATGAAGATGCTGAATATTCTGTTATGAAAAGACGAGTTCAACGATTTGAACCAGCACATGGTAAAGTGTCTCAAAACTTTATAAAAAAAGAAATTCAAGAGTTTATATCAAATAATTTTACAACAGACGGTGAATATAAATTGGATGTTTTACAACCGGCAATAGGTGGAAAGGACTATAATAATTGTCGATTCTGTGGTTTTAATGAAAGTGAAAGGCATTGTCCTAAAGAAAAACGAGATATATTACCATTTTGACTAATATAATCTAAAGTACTAAAAATTAATTTTTATTTTAGGGATATTATAGTGAAAAAAAATCAATTAAATTCTGAAAAATACAAATGGATAAGAGATAAAAATAAAAAAACATTTATGCCAAATTTAAAATCAACGGATGAATTAAATGAAATTGCATATCGTATTAGTCAAGAGCAAGCTATTCTGAATGTTAATCCAAATGTAAATTTTAGTCCAAAGTTGGTGAAACACGATACAAGAAAAAAATTAAGTCTTATAATCCCATATAGAGATAGAAAACACCATCTTAACGAATTTTTAAATATCGTACCATCAGTACTAAACTCTCAAAATATAGACTATAAAATAACGATAGTCGAACAGGAGAATGGTAAATTATTTAACAAAGGAATTTTAAATAATATAGGTTTTTTGCAAACATCCGAATGTGATTATTTCTGTTTCCATGATGTAGACATGATGCCAATTTCTGCTGATTATGGATATTCAGACGACGGGTCACAACAATACGGTATTGCGATACATCTTGCCAAATTAGTAGAACAGTTTGAATATAAGGAATTAGCTAATTATTTTGGTGGTGTTTTATTATTAGATAAAATGGCGTTTAAACTTATTAATGGCTATAGTATAAATTATTGGGGTTGGGGATTAGAAGATGATGATTTTTACCGAAGATGTTTTAGTAATAACAGAGTTGTAATTATACATAGGGAAGGTGTTTTTAGGTCATTAAAACATGCACATAATTACAATGAAAATCTATATTATAAGAATTTCGATGTTTACAAAAAAAATATAAATCAAGATTCAGACGGATTAGCTCAGACTAAGTATAAAATAGTTTCCAAAAGAAAGTTAAATGAAAAAACTACATTTATAACAGTATCGATATAGTAATTATAATGAAAGTTGCTCTAACGTGTATAGCAAAAAACGAAGACAAATACATAGACGAATGGATACAATATCACTTATATTTAGGGTTTGATAAAGTGTTCGTATATGAAAACGATTGGAGAGCTAATATAAATTCCCCATTAGTCACTACTATACCATTTGACGGCATAGGTATGCAAGAAAATGCTTATAATGACTTTCTAATGAACTATGGAAGTGAATATGATTGGGTTGCATTTTTTGATGTTGATGAATTTTTAGTATTAAAAAAACATGATAATGTGAAAGAGTTTCTAAAAAACTACACAGAATACAATGGTGTTGCTATAAATTGGTATTTATTTGGAAATAATGGTCACGATGAAGTAAATAGTGATTACTCAGTACTGAAAAGATTTACTAAAAGATCTGAAAATATGGATAAACATGTAAAATGTATAGTAAAAACAGATATAGATGACTTATATTCCATACATAATTTTCAAAAAGAATCGGTAGTAAATACTAAAAAAAAATTAGTAGTAGGTCCATTTAACCACGATACATCGGATGATATTGCTCAGATAAATCATTACTTTACAAAAAGTAGGAACGAATGGGATGTTAAGAGAATGCGTGGTAGAGCCCCAACGAATCATACAAGACAATTACTGTTTAGGGGGGATGATGATTTTAACAGACACAATTTCAATGATGTGCGAGATTTAACCGCTTTAAATTTTTTTATAAAGAAATCTAACATTTTCTAAGGTTTTCTAAATTTTACACATATTTATATGTGTAAACATTTTGGAGTTACCATGATTGATAAAAATGATAAATATTCGAGCATACAAATACGAAAAGATTTGAAAAATGAAGTTATAAAGTATTGCATGGATAATGGCTACAAGTTAAGTGGTTTAGTCGAGAGATTAATACTGACCCACTTAACAGGAAGTAATGACTTAAAAAATAACAAGTAATATAAAAGGTTTTATTATGGCAAAAAAGAAAATACTTCTATTATCAGATGATCTTAGACTTACATCTGGAATAGCAACAGTTTCGAGAGATATGGTTTTGGGCACTGTGAGAGAGTATGATTGGGTTCAAGTTGGAGCAGCAATTAACCATCCCGATAAGGCTAAAGTTTTGGACTTATCAGATGACTGTAAAAATATAACAGGTGTTGATGATGCTTCAGTTAAAATATACTGTAATGACGGTTATGGTGATCCTTTCCTAATCAGAAAACTAATAAAATCAGAAAAACCAGACGCAATATTACACTTCACAGATCCTAGATTTTGGGGATGGTTGTATAATATGGAGCACGAGATACGAACCAATATACCAATTTTATATCTAAATATATGGGACGGTGCTGGATTAGTAGGTGATACACCAACCGATCCATTGTGGAACAAGGAAGCGTATGCAAGTTGTGATTTATTAATGGCAATTTCCAAACAAACCTATGGAATAAACCACCGAGTACTAAAATCCTTTAACGAAAGTACAGATAACGGCCGTATAACATATGTTCCACACGGAATAAATACATCAATATATCATCCAATACACCCGGATGGTACAGAACAGCACCACCAGTGGGATGAATATGTGAAAGAAAATGAAAAATTCAGATCAAATAATCCAAATAGATTTATAGTCATGTGGAATAATAGAAATATACACAGAAAGCATCCAGGAGATGTTGTATTAGCTTTCAAACATATGTGTATGTTGGTTGATAAAAACGGAGGGGATGCTAAAAATGATTGTCTACTTTATATGCATACAAGTCCAGTAGATCAAAATGGTACAGATTTATTTGCAGTTGTAAATGCTTTATGTAATGAATATCCTGTTGTTTTTAGTGAGAACATACATAATGTAGAATCATTAAATATAAAATATAACATAGCGGATGTAGTAGTCAATATGGCTTCAAATGAGGGATTTGGTTTAGGAACAGCAGAAGCTTTATCTGCTGGAACGCCGATAGTTGTAAATGTAACTGGGGGATTGCAAGACCAATGTGGTTTCATAAATCCAGAAACAGGAAAATATTTCACAGCAGATGATTACTTAAATGTACATACATTAACGGATAAACGTAAGTGGGCTGATATAAAGCACGGTGATTGGGTTAAACCAGTTTGGCCATCAAACAGTTCTTTACAAGGTTCCGTACCAACACCTTATATCTTTGATGATAGAGCTGACTATAGAGATATTGGTGATGCATTATATGAATGGTATAAAACACCAACAGAAATTAGAAAACAGCATGGACTATTAGGTAGGCAATATTTGATGGACAAAGAAGTTGGTATGAGTCGAGAGTCTATGTCAGAAAGAATAATTGAAAGTATAAACAACACTTTCAAGAACTTTAAAAAACGTGAACGATTTGATTTATTTTTAGTTTGAGGATAATATGAGTTATAGACCACAATTAGTATTTTGCGGACCAGTCACGACTGTTAGTGGTTATGGATCACACGCGAGGGATATTGTTTTATCACTGATAGAGATGGATAAATTTGATGTTAAAATTTTTCCTATAAATTGGGGAGAAACACCTATGAATGCTTTGGATGAAAATAATTCAGACCATAAGCAAATATTAGATCGTTTACTATCAACACCAATTACATCACCACCCGATGTTTGGGTACAATGTACTATACCAACTGAATTTAATCCAATAGGAAAATATAACATTGGTATAACTGCTGGAATAGAAACCGATATATGCTCTCCTGAATGGATAGAAGGTTGTAATAGAATGAATATGGTTTTAGTTCCGTCTAAACATGCGAAGGACGTTTTCTTAAATACAACATATGAAAAAAAAGATAAAGCAACAAATTCTACTATAGGTTCGTTGAAGATAGAAGTGCCTATTGAAATTTTACACGAAGGTGTAAGAACAGACATATACAATAAAAATAATCCATTAGAAACAACTGTAAAAGAAAAATTAGACTCAATAAAAGAAGATTTTGTTTTTCTATTTGTTGGTCATTGGCTTAAGGGTGATTTTGGAGAGGATAGAAAAGACCTGTCTGGACTAATTCATACGTTCTTAAAAACTTTTGGAAATATGGATAATCCCCCCGCATTAGTTTTAAAAACATCACCTGGAACATTTTCTGTTTCTGGAAGAAGTCATATTATTGATAAAATCAATATGATTAAAAAAATGATGAATTTAGAAAAAATGCCTAACATATATCTTTTATATGGTGATTTGACCGATATGGAAATGAACTCACTCTATAATCATCCTAAAGTAAAAGCATTTGTATCTTTTACAAAAGGTGAGGGGTATGGAAGACCTATAGCAGAATTTATGAGTACTGGAAAACCTATTATAGTTTCTGGATGGAGTGGTCATTTGGATTTTGTTGACAGTGCAAAACATTATCTATTAAAGGGTAATTTGAAACCTGTACATAAAAGTGCAATATGGGAAACTATAATAAATGATGGTTCGTCTTGGTTTACTGTGGATTATAAATATGCGGAGGAAATCATGAATAAAGTATTTAAGTCTTATACTAAATCATTGGTATCATCCAAATTATCAATAAACGATGTAAAAACTAAGTGGTCATATACAGCCATGAGAGAAAGATTCCAAAAATTATTGGACGAATCTTTGCCTAAATTCACTCCAACTGTTAGTCTAAAACTTCCAAAACTAAAAAAGGTTGATGAATAATGATTTCTTATACTATAACGGTTTGCAACGAAGATATGGAATTGGATAGACTTTTAACTCTTTTAGGTGATAATATATCCGATGAAGACGAAATAGTTATTCAAATGGACACTACGGCTGTCACAGGTGCAGTCAGAAATGTTATCGATTCATATAGAGATAAACTAAAAAACTTTAAAGTTATAGAGTTTCCATTAGATAAAGATTTTGCACGTTTTAAAAATAATTTAAAAACTCACTGTAGCAAAGAATGGATATTCAATATAGACGCTGATGAAATGCCGTGTGTAATATTACTACAAAATATACATGAAATATTGGCATTAAATCCACAAATAGATATGATTTCAATACCAAGATGGAACACAGTTGACGGTATCACTGATGAACACATTAGAAGATGGCGTTGGAGATATGACGAACTTGGAAGAGTAAATTGGCCAGACTATCAAACACGATTGTATAAAAACAAAAAAGAAATAGTTTGGAAAAATAAAGTGCATGAGCGTCTTTTTGGGTACGAAGTATCAGCAACAGCTAATCTTCCAGCTGAAGAAGTTTATTGTCTGTATCACCCAAAATCCATTGAACGTCAAGAATCACAAAATAATTTTTATAGTAAAATAGGCAATCCATGAGTAGTCCAATAACATTTTGTATAAGCACATACAATAATTTAAATTATTTGAAATTGGCTGTAAAATCTGTTCGTAAAAATTCATACTTTAAAAATTCTAAATTCATAATTCACGCTGAAAATTGTACTGATGGAACTAACGAATGGTTACAAAACAATCAATACAATATAGAATATTATATTGAAACTAATAACTTACCCGTTGGTATTGGTGGTGGTATGAATTTTTGTGCAAACAAAGTAAAAACGGATTACATAATGTTCTTACATTCGGACTTTTATGTTGCACAAGATTGGGATATTGCTTGTTTGGAGGAAATACAAAAACACAAAGAACCAACTTGGGTATTTAGTCATCGTGTTGAACCAGACATGTTCGGTAACAATCAAAGTAGACCTGGAACCATAATCATCCCAAAAAATTCTATGGGAGCTTATTATAACGATTTTGATTCTGACTTTTTCGAGCAATGGGCAGAGGAATTTGTAAAAATAAATAATTTTACTTTACCAAAGGGTGAAGGTGTTAGTGGTTTAATTTCAAAAAAAGATTGGGACTTTATAGGTGGAAACGATTCTATGTTTTCTCCTACGAGTTGGGAAGATATGGATTTGTTTTTGCGGATGAAAAATGAAAATTATAAATTCGTTCTAACATCAAAATCATTGGTTTGGCATTTTGGTGCAAGGGGCAGTCATAGATTGGAAGAAAATAATAATAAAACTTCGGAGAGACAACGCAAAGCTGAGTTGGAAAACTCAAAAAAGTTTAGAGATAAGTGGGATGGAAATCCTGTCTTTGATGAATATGGAATGATTGTTGGAGTTCGTTAATGGAAAACTTAGTAATATTCTGCAAAACATACGTAAATGATTTAGAACGACTTCGTTCATTAAAAGACACAATCGAAAAGTTTAACATCGATTCAATACCATTCATAGTCAGTGTTCCAAAAGAAGACATGACAATGTTTAAAAAAGAATTCACAGACATAACATTTATAGAAGATGAGTCAATACACACCAAAAATGAAAGTGGTTGGTTAAACCAACAAATAGTTAAAAGTAATTTTTGGAAATTGGGTATTTGTGAAAATTATTTGTGTATAGATGCAGATTCACAATTCATAAAACAATTTACTATAAAAGATTTCATGTATGATGAAACAACACCATATACTGTGATACACGAACAACGTGAGTTGTTTTCTTGGCTATCGTATAGACCAAATATACTACCGTTTAATCCAAAGGACTCTTTCATAAAAGATAGAAAAAATATTATGGATGTTTTTAGTCGTGTTGGGAAGTATTATGATTTTGGGCCAACACCCGTAATTTGGTCGTCGAAAGTTTGGAAAGATTTACATGAACATTATTTGCAACCAAATCAATTGGACTTTATAGATTTATTACATCATAGCCCATCGGAACTATCTTGGTATGGTGAATCGCTATTGGCATTTAATTCAATACCAATTTATCCAAGTGAACCACTTTTTAAAGTGTATCACTATAAACAACAATTTGAAGAAGATGAAAAGTTTGGTATAACGGATGAAATATTATCTCAAAATTATTTAGGAAAAGTTATTCAATCAAATTGGAATTAAAATAATTATGACAGCTATAATTTTCCATTTATATTACCAAGACCTTTGGGAAGAATTCAAAGAAAAAATAATTCCTATATTAGACGATTCGGTTCATCTGTTCGTCACTGTTAACTATGAAAGTGAAATTACAGAAGATATAAGATTGTATGCAAAAGAGATTTATCTTTTGGACAATAAAGGAATGGATTTTGGTCCATTCTTAAATGTATACAATACAATAAAAAATGAAAAATATGAATATATCATCAAGTTACACACTAAAAAATCTAAACATAATAAGGAGTTGGGTGATGTTTGGCGTGAAAAGTTAACGGAAGTATTTTTTTATAACAAAGAATCTTTCGATTTAATAATAGAGACCATGAATTCAAATCCTGAAATATACATGACAGGAGCATATTCTTGTTTTTACGATAGAATAAAAGAACCTCTTACTGGAGCTTCACTGATAGAAAACAAGGAAACTATAAAAAATATAAATTCTTTTCTAAACGTTTCAACACATGGGTGTTTTTTTGCTGGATCTATCTTTATGGTCAGTAAAAAATATTTGGATATGTTGTTTAAAAATGTTATATTGGAAGACTTTATATTAGAATTTAATCACGATTATTCACCAGGTGTATCGTCTGCACATGCTATGGAACGTCTTATAGGATATGGAGTCGAATATTATGGTGGAAAATTTCTAACACTAAATTAAAAAAAATATGTTAATAGCTACACTAAACCATAATTTACCAAAATTAACAGATGACTTGGTTTCAAAATTATCAAAAGATCCTATTTTTAATGAATGTGAATTGATGGTAGTTGATAATGGATCAAACACAGAACCATTTGCAAATTCCACTACACATAAATTGGAAACCAATATATTTTTTGGTGGAGGATTTAATGTTGTTTTGGAATATTTCTTATCAACCAATCACGATTATCTATATTTCCTAAATAATGATTTGATATTTCACGGAGTCTCATTCCTAACAACATCACTCGACGAAGCAAAAAAATCGGATGCTTCTGTATATTCCCCATCAATAATAAATGCTTCCCCAGATCAATGTCATTGGAAACAAATGTGGAATTGGGGTGTTGGACTTAGAAATGTCAGATGGATAGACTTTCAGTCTCCACTATTACGCCGAGATGTTCTTGAGATAATAAAAAAATATCCAACTGAATTAGTTTATGGTTGGGGGTTGGATTTCTATACTGGATGTATAGCTGAAGAGAACGGACTAAAAACGGTTGTTTCTGATACAAATACAATATGTCATTTAAACTCGCAAACCTTTAAGCAAAATAAAATAGACATTGGTATTTCCGAGTTTTGTAGAAATGCGGACTATAATATGAGCAATTATTTCACCAATTCAATCTACTCCAATTTATATTATGAGTTACGAAAATATGGTGAAAATTATAATATAAATAAAGGAGTATAACATGGTATCATTAGTAATACCTAGTCATAACAATTTAAGACATTTAAAAAATGTGTATGAGAGTGTAAAAAAACACGCTCCACAGTCTGAAGTTATATTATTAGACGATGGCAGCACCGATGGTACTTGGGAATGGATTTGGGAATTAGCAGAATTACACCAACACCGTGAAGTAAAGGCATATCAGTCAAAAGAAAGAGTAGGACACACGATACTTTATGACTGGGGCATTAAAATGGCTACAAACGATATAGTGGGCATTCTTCATGCTGATATGATTATTGGCCCAAATTACTTGGAAAACTTGTTGAAACATTTAAGTCCTGGAAAAGTCGTATGTGCTACTAGAATTGAACCACCACTACATCCTGAAGGTAGGGAAAAAATAATAAAAGATTTTGGTTTAGATTTTGATTCTTTGGATATTGATTCTTTTGAAAAATACTGTTTGACAACACAAGAAGACCAAAAAGATAAAGTAACAAACGGTATGTTTGCACCATGGCTTTTATACAAAAAAGATTTTCAAGCAATAGGTGGTCACGATCCAATATTTGCTCCGTTTCCTTATGAAGACTCCGATTTATTTCAACGTTGGATATTGAACGGATATGAGATGATACAGTCACGTGATTCATTAGTATATCATTTGACATGCCGTGGTCATAGATGGACAGATGAAATCCGTAAGGACTCTGATGACTTTAAGTTATTTGAAAAACGTGCAAGAAAAAACTATTTGAGAAAATGGGGTTCTTGGGTAAAGAATGATGCTTACCAACATCCAATAATTTCTCCAGTTTATCATAAAACATTAATTCTTCGTGGAACAGTAGTCTTGAATCTGATAGAATTTTTTGAACCATTCTTTGATAAAGTTATCCTACACGAAAAATTTAAAGATATTATAGACGAGTTTTCAGAGTCAGAAAATAAATTAAATATGATTGAGCCTCCTATAAAATGTGAACTTAATCATAAATTTGATTATTACGATGATGGTGAACCAATACCATTGCACTCTACAAATGTAGCTATCTTTATTGATTGTGATAGGATTACCAATGATGACGTTAATGTAATAACTAATTTAAATGATATAGTAAAAGATACAAATGATATTGGTGAATTTGAAATCGGTAATTTAAAAATACACATAAATGACTTAACGGAAAGTCAAGATAAATTGATAATTAAAACCATATAAAATTAATAAATTAGCATATTTATGTATATTACTAAAATCAGATTATTTGGAGATATTGTATGGCAATAGATTTATTTAAAGTATTTATGGCAGAAACAGCTGCTGAAGAGACCGCAAAAGTTTTAAATAGTGGGTATATTGGACAGGGTGAAAAGGTAGAACAGTTCGAGACACAATTAAAAGACTTTTTTAATCACGATTATTTGGTCACATTGAATTCTGGGACTAGTGGATTACATTTGGCTTTACATCTTCTTAGAAAGAAAAATGGAAATTGGCCAGGATTAGAGGATGGTGATGAAGTTTTAGCAACGTCCCTAACATGCACAGCTTCCAATTTTCCAATATTGGCAAATAATTTAAAAATAAAATGGGTTGATGTAGACGAAGAAACCTTAAATGTAGATTTGGATGACTTGGCTAGAAAAATATCTCCAAAAACAAAAGTAATAATGTTAGTACATTGGGGTGGTTATCCGAATGATTTGGACAGAATAAAAGAAATACAAAATATGTGCAATGAAATGTATGGGTTTAAGCCAGCGGTAATCGAGGATGGTGCCCATTCTTTCGGTTCCAAATACAAAGGAAAGTATTTGGGTAATCATGGAAATATGGTTATGTACAGCCTACAGGCCATAAAACATATAACAGCAGTTGACGGTGGATTATTATTACTACCACATCAAGAATTGTATGATAGATCTAAATTAATTCGCTGGTATGGAATAGACAGAAACTCCAATAGAAAAGATTTCAGATGCGAAGCTGATATTTTGGAATGGGGTTTTAAATTTCATATGAATGATGTATGTGCAACGATTGGTATGGAAAATTTTAAGCATGTCAATAAGATAGTAAGTAAACATCAATCAAACGCAAAATATTATGATGATAATTTAAAGGATATTCAAGGTTTAAAATTATTAAAAAGACATGATGATAGAGAGTCTGCATTTTGGATATACAGTATGTTGGTAGAAGACAGAGATAACTTTTATACTTGGATGCGTGAATGCGGTATAGTTTCTTCTCAAGTGCATGAAAGAAATGATAAACATACTTGTGTTAAAGAATATAAAACACCATTACCTACTTTAGACAGAACCATTGGTAAAGTTGTTTCGATACCAGTAGGTTGGTGGGTTACACAGGAACAACGTGAATACATAGTAGACTGTATCAAACAGGGTTGGTAATATGACACCCAAACAGCAAAAAATATTTAAACGTATGCTAAAAGACGAATCACTTAACGATATTGATTTTTATAAAGCAAGTGACGTTATTTGGAAAAGAATATCTAACGATCTTAATACAATAATTGAAAATAAAGGTCTTGATAGTATTCAAGGTGAATTCGAATTCAATTCACTTTATTCATATGTACTTGATTTTAACAATTTATTACACGAAATACCACTTGAATTGTACTATAATTTCTTAAAATCGAAAGATACGTTTAACCTATTAGAAAAAACAAAAGCTCTTCCAACTCATAAATTGCAATATGACTACAAACAATCTGATATAGTAGGAAGACCATATCGTGGTAATGAACGATTATTAAATTGGGACTATCTCATAACTATAGATACTATACAAACCATTGCAGAATTTAATCCAAACATAGTAGAAGGCTCAATATCTATTTGTGAAATTGGTGCTGGCTGGGGTAGGATTGGATACTATTTAACACAAATTAATAACAAAGCAACATATAGTATTTTTGATATACCGCATGTGTTGATAACATCTCACGAGTATTTGAGACAAAATGTTAATCACACTAAATTTTTTGATTATGATAAAACAAAAAATAAACGATTTAAAACAAAAAGTGACTTTATATCGAACCCTGGACTTTATTTCTATACACCACATTATTTAGAAAAGTTTGAAGATAAATGCTTTGACCTAACAATAAATGTAGCTTCCTTTCAAGAAATGAGTCTGTTTCAAGTTAGTAACTATTATGAACGAATAAATAGATTATCAAATATGTTTTATACACAACAAAGATATAATGACTTAGAAATGAATTATCATATGTATCCAATATATGATAATTGGAAAACTGTTATTAATAAAGATGTTAATTTTCATTCCCTGTGGTTTGAACAACTTCACATAATTGACTGATATATTAATTTTAAAGGAAAAACCAATGTTTGACTATATTGTTTGCTTTTATTTCGGTAACAGAAGAATGCCATTGACGAATCTGTTGTCTAAAGGTGATAGATATGGTTTTGTAAAAAGACATATCGAGTTCTTAGATAAAATAAAGAACACTTCTGAAATAAATAGAATAATATTTGCAATAAATGGAATATCTGACGAAGACGAAAAAATGATAAAAAAATTACTATCAGAAAGTAATCTTAGTAATTATAAAGTTATATTCAGAGACAATATCGATTATTCATATGGCGCTTGGAATCATGCATTAATAGATAATTTGGATTCGGAATCAAGGTATGCATTTTTAATTGAAGACGACTACATACCATCCTCAACTAATTTCCATGAACATTTTATAAAAATGTTTGATGATCATACAGCATATGTATGCCAATATTATGATACTATCAATAAAATTAAACATGCTGGAATATCAAATGGATTCATAGACTATTATAGATGTAGGGAAGTTTATGAAAAACATAAAAATATTTTCAAATTAGTGTCATCAACAGATTCCAAAGACTATATCGCTGGTTCAGCGGAAACAAATCAAGTTTTATTCTTAGATTATTTTACTAAAGAATTTGGCTATGGGATAAAGGATATTACTGAGGAAAACTATTCATTGTATTTAGACATCAATAAAGGTCAACCAAGTTCTGTTGTTAAGCTATATGGTAATGAAGATGGGCTACGATTAATTACCCCAATTTTAGAATTACCACCAAACTATCAATCGATTTCCGATACTATGGATTTTAGAAAAATTAATAGAAATGACTTAGAATTCATCAATATTGTTAGAAATGAATATGCCGCGGAGTATTTACATGATAGCAGAACATTTACTTTAGATGAGAGTATTGATTGGTTTGAAAAATATAGTCCGAACTTTTATATTATAGAATTGAATGAACAACCTATTGGATATTTCAGACTGTCAAATCATTCAATTTATAATAAAAATATTTATATTGGTGCTGATATATCATCTGATTTCAAAGGGCGTGGTTATGGTAAAGCAGCTTATAAGAAATTTATACCATTTCTTTTTGAAGAATATGATTTAAATAAAATAAGTTTAGAAGTATTAGCAACAAATACTGTTGCTATAAGTTTATATGAAAAGTTAGGATTCAAAACAGAAGGTATAAAAAGGCAGGAAATTAAAAAAGGTGATGTGTGGGTAGATTCAATAGTTATGTCTATTTTAAAAAATGAGTATGAATAATTTAAAATTCCATATAATTTTACCGTATTATAAGCGTCAAAAATTGGTCTCAAACGCACTTACATCCGTTTTGAAATCTAACTATGATAATTGGTTTTTAACCTTTATAGATGACTCTGGAAATCGAGGGTTTGAAGAAATATTTAACAAATACGGTTTTAAAAATGAAAATTCCGAATACATTTCAATAGGAATGAGTGATGACGAAAAAGTTAAAGTTGGTGGATCTATTTTTGGTTCATTCATAAATGATGCAATACAACGAATACACTCTGATATTATAATAATTTTATGTGATGATGACGCATTAACTAAAAATTATATGAGTGAATTGAATACATTCTACAATGAGAATGATAGTATTATGTGGTCATATTGTCATGTATTATTCTATAATCCAGATAACGAGACTTACGATAAAGCTTCAAAAATAGATAATAATTCTAAAAGATCTTTAGATTTTATCAATAAAAACACCGAAGAAATTAATCCTAGAAATAAGGTGGATAGTTCACAAGTAACATTCAGAAGAAATGTTTTTATAAACTATGATGTTCAGTTCCCTTCACCAAAAACTGCAAATTTGGATGCAGATGTATTTGGTCAAACGTATAAGTATATTGGGGGTTGTCATTTTAATAATATAATTGGTCAATGTAAAGCATCGTTTATAGACCAATTAGGATTTAGGATTCATACTAAACGCGGAGAATATGTAAATCTTTAATTTTTTATAGTTTTAGTAATAATTCATATATTTATAGAATATATCTTATTTTATTTTAGGAGATGTTAGATGCATGGTGTAGCAAGTAAATTGATAGAAATTCAAATTCAATTAAAGTTTTTTCATTGGCAAACAAAATCATATGCTCGTCACGAAGCATTTGGTAAAGCATATGAAGATATGGATGGTTTGATAGATGGGTTCGTAGAAATCTTAATGGGTAAATATGGAAGAGTTCCAGCAATGCCTATGAAAATATACAACAGAAATGAAAAGGATGCTGTAACATTTATCGATGAGACTATTGGTTATCTAATATCACTATCTAATGAATTAGATCCGAATGGTGATACAGACCTTTTAAATATAAGAGACGAAATGATGGCACTATTTAATAAACTACGTTATTTATTAACTTTAAATTAAGGCGATTTATGAGTGAATTAGAAAAAAATAATTCAGAACGATCAGTTGGATTGGGAGATACTGTAGCTAAAATAACAACTACATTGGGTTTGGATAAAGTTGCTGAATCAGTTGCACACACTATTGGTAAAGATGATTGTGGTTGCAATAAGCGTAGACAAAAATTAAATGACTTGTTTCCGTATACGAAAAAATGAAACCAACCGATATACATAAAATAGCTAAAAAAATGGGAATATCGTGGGATGGTGATAAAAAATTCATGTTTTGGTGTAAAAAATTAGTAGGTAAGTCCCATTTGGATGATATGACTGAGACTGAATTAATTACGATATACAATAAAATAAAAAACGATACGTATAACAAATCTGAAACGATTATGAATGAATATAAAAAACCATACGATACAACTTGGCTTAATAAATTTGAGCAACAAATAGAAGAAATAAAACAGACAATTATAAGAATGACAGAAGATGTTTTTGGACATAGGGTTACAACATGGACCCCAAAAGATACTGCTAAACTCAAGAAAAAAATAAGTCAACCTACAAGTGATAAGCAAAGACAAGACTACGTTGATGCGGTAGAGCCACGTATGGATAAAAAATCGGTTGCACCAAAAGAAAAGGATAAGTTCTTAGATTCATTTATAGATATAGACACGAGAATATCACAAAAAGATTACGAACCGACCGTAGACTTAGATACATATAAAAAGATAAGAACACCGTTAAAGTTTAAGTCTGCTGAGAAATCACCAAGAGGTGAATCTGAAGAAACTGAAAAAAAATAAATTGCTTGGAAAATTTGCATAAATTTATTATATTACATTTAATACGTCTTGAATGTATTCGGAGTTAAAAATGAAAGACCTAAAAAAGTTTATAATCAGTGAAATAAAAAATGCGATTACTGAAGAAAAGAACAGGATAAAAAGAAAAAAATTGGATAGGGCGTTATATGAAGCTGTTAATACCTCTTCCAAATTGAAAAGAAAAATGTTAGAGTCAAAGAACAAAAAAGAAATAAATGAACTAAACAAAAAATACATTCATATAAAAAATTTAACAAAACTTATTGAAGCAAAAATAAAAGAAGGTAGAAAATGGGGAGATCATACAGAGGGTGAAGGTGTGATGATGAAAGCACAACTTCGTTCTATAATGGATAATGCAAATAGATTATATCACATGATAGATGAAACTGATGTATTTGAAGATTGGCTTCAATATAAGGTAACTATAGCTGAAAATTATTTAAGAGCTGCATCTGGTTATATCAAGTATTTTAATACCACAAACGGAGATGATAAAATGGCTGGTAATAAAGATTATGATGATGACTATGGATATGACGATGAAGATATGGATGATTGGGACGATGTTGAAGAAGAAGAATTAGACTACGAATACGACGATAATGATTTAGAAGGCAATGATTTTCGTGACGATGATTTTGATTTTAATGAAGGTGAAGAAGTAAATGATGAAGATGAATAAGGTAGATCGTATTGAAGAACGAGATCAATTTTTATTTGTGAATGGGAATACGATTTATTGTAGTAATGGTAATCATATAGTTATAAGTAAAAAGGATCGTCAAGAGGCTAAAAAAAGAAAGGTTACGGACGATCAATTAAAAATAATATGTTATCACTATTTGACTAAGAATGTTGATATAGATGAATACGTAGATTATTTAAAAACTTTGGAAGATCATTGAATAAAATGAATTTCGATACAAGAACCGTTATAGATATTATAACATTAAATGACTCGTTAAAGCAAAAAATATTTCAAACCATAGATGCTGAGTTGCTATTGTTCAACTATACGCATGACGTTGAAAGGGATGAAGATGAATTTGCTTTAGCGATAGCCCCCCTATTAAAACGTTACATTGAACAGTTTTTTAAAACTGAATTTAAAAAATCAGAACTATATCTTATAAGAAAAACTATAAATTTAAAAAATGTAAACTATAAACAGTTAGTAGATAATGTTACAAAAATTATGTGAAAAAATATATGATTGATAAAATAATAGAATTTATTGCAGCTGGAATTGTTACGCCCATAATATATCTTTTATATGCAATTGGTATTATACTACTCACTGTTGTATTTGGGCTTCCAATAGGAATTGGGATATATTTTATTAACATGATTATAAATAATGTTTTCGGAGGAATCTGATGCCTATTTATGATTTTAAGTGTAAGTCTTGTAACCAAATACATGAATATTACGTTCCATTAATATCGTCTACTCCAAAAAATTGTAGATGTGGTAAAACTTGTGAATTAGAAAAGATACAATCATTTAGTACGTCAAAACCAATTTTAAATGGTAATGGTTTTTATGAGACAGACTATAAAAATAAATAACAAAGAGGTTATTATGAATTATCCAAAACACCGAGTAGGTAAAGAAATACAAATAAAAATGGCTCCACAAATGGGCGTCATAGAGTGCGAACACAGACATCTCATAAAAGCGTTTGGTCAACCATCGTTTTCTACTGTTAATGGTGATGAATTCGATGGTATAGAAAGTTGTGCATGGCATATTCAATTTGAAACAGGTGAGACAGTGAGAATATCAGACGTAAAGCCATTTGGCATAACTGACGTAGACTATAAGACTGTTAATAAGTGGAAAGTAAATACACATTCGTCAAACGCTTATAATTGGATAAAAGAAAAAATTAGAGACGCTAATCCGAATGGTTAATTTTTTGCTTGCATATTAAATAAATTTTTTGTATATTTGCAGTGTAAAGAGATTACATAAAGTTTTTATCATTAATTACAGGGAGTATTTACAATGAAAGTAATCATTGCCCTTCTCTTGGCAACTGTGGTCAGTTATGCCAATGAGACATCACCCCATCTACTGAAGAGAATAGTGACGGGTGGTAACAATAATGCGACGATTGGACAAGTTGTTGCCTCTTATTCAAACGGATTCCATGTCGGTATTCGTACCCCAAACAAATCAACATTGTCCACCGTAGAAAACACAGAACGTACTTTAGATGCGTCTGTTTATCCTAATCCAACTGACGGTTTGGTATTTTTTACGGCAAAAAGTTCAGTTGGAATCAAGTCAGTATCAGTAACCGATTTGTATGGGAGACATTTTAATGAGTCGGTTGATATGACAAATAATACAGTGCGTTTGCCCCATCGTGGTGTATTTATGATTAAAGTTGTGGGCAATGACAATTCAATTTATTCAACGAACATTATTTTCAATTAATTTTTAGAGGTATTTATGCGTTATTTTATTGCTTTATTTTTTGTTATCTTCACAACAAATCTTTCAGCACAAACAGACATTCAATTTCAAGCACACGTTCCAAACGGAACACCAATAAACTCAAAGTTCTCGGCTTACATAGCTGATAGTTCCTTCAATGAGGCTTCATATTTAAATAGTGATGCTATTTGGTATGTGGAAAATGTGGATGTTACCGTTACGAATGGCATTGTTAATGCACTTCTAAAAGGTATTCCAGATACAGTATTTTTGAATAACAACAGAGGAAATCTTTTTGTGTATTCATACGTAAATGGACTAACAGTTGGTAGACTACCATTTCATCAAATTCCGTATGCGTTAGTATCAAAGTATACACTAAATTCAGCGGCCTCTGCAACGGCAAAAACAGCTGACACAGCTAACTTCGCCCATCGTGCTAAGTTCGCAGATTCCACAACAGTTGCTAGTGTATCAAATCGCTCAACACTATCAGATTTGGCTGCTTCGGCAATCAGTGCAACAAAAGCAGATTCAGCGGTTGCTTCACATAGAACGATTACAGCACAGATTGCGAATCAAATTAAAGATTCCATCTTAGAGGCACGCCACTTCACAGGAAATTCTGTTAAACTTTTTTCATTAGATGGTTCATCATCTGCTAATGTTGGTTCTTATTTAACCAAGGGTGTTAATGGTATTTCTTGGGAAACGAATCCACAGTATAGAACTTCACATGTCACACTCGTATCAGCACCACCAGCTTCAATCGTAAACACAGTTCGTTATTTTGTATCTCGTGTTGCTTTTGATTATGAGTTGAATACAGTGGTTGCACCACAGAATGAACAACTCATTACAATTTGTAATAATTCAACATCAAACTTGGTTACACTTGACAAGGCAACTTGGAATTTGGATTCACCTGTGGACGTAAATATTTTTGCGGGTCAATCAAGAACTCTTTGGTATAATGGAACCAATTGGATTGTTGTTCAATAATATCTCATCTGCCATGTGTAGAAGGAGTTACGAAGTCGTCAGATGTAAAAACGTCTGGCGATTTCTGTTTATTTTAAAACTATCGTATATTTATATGTAGTATTTTTACATTGATTAATGGAGTTATATCATGGAAGTTTATATTGGTACTATAATGCAATTTGCATATCCCGATGGCAGAGGTATTAAGGGTTGGGCTTTATGTGCTGGACAAATATTACCTATAAGTCATAATGACGCATTATTCTCATTATTAGGAACTGCATTTGGTGGTGACGGTATTCACAACTTTGCATTACCAGATTTAAGACCAAAGGATGAACACGGTAACGCAATAAAAATAAATACAGGTGATATGTACAACGGAAAACCATACCTACCTTCATATATCGCTATTCAAGGTATCTATCCAAGTTGGGACTAATTGGAGATTTCAAATGGATTATGGTAAATTAAAAAATATAGTTCCCGATGTTGTCTTGGGACAAATACCATCGGTTGTCCAAAAATTTGAAATAAATACCATACTCAGACTTTCCCATTTTTTAAGTCAATGTGCCCATGAGAGCGGTGGTTTCAAATACTCTGTGGAAAATTTGAATTATTCATCAAAGGGTTTATTAACAACATTTCCAAAATATTTTAATCAACCAAGTTTGGCAGAAACGTATGCACGTAAGCCAAAAAAAATAGCTTCACGTGTTTATGGTGGAAGAATGGGAAATGGTGATGAGTCAACTGAAGACGGTTGGAAATATAGAGGCAGGGGATATATCCAACTTACTGGTAAAAGTAATTATTTAAAATTTGATAAATTTATTGACGATGATATTACTAATAATCCAGATTTAGTTGCTACAAAATACCCACTGATGTCTGCTGCTTGGTTTTTTGGAACAAACGGATTAAATAAAATAGCAGATAAAGGAGACGACGAAATAGTTATCAAAGATATAACCAAACGTATAAATGGTGGTTATAATGGATTAACGGATAGGATAAATTATTTTAATAAGTACTATAATACGTTGAAGTAATATGTTAGATTCTTTTTGGAATAGCTTAGAATTGGAAGATATATCCGATTTAAATTATACCGCATATACGGAATACCAAGACTTAGATAAAAAACAGGAAGTGTTGGATAAATTAGATTGGGTTATATTAAAGTTGCATAGAATAAAGGATACACGAAAATACGACTATGATGTTGTTATTGGATTGAAAAATAAAATAAAATATCATAATTGCTCCCTTACAATAAAGGGTGTAGAGTATTTAAACCTAATCACTTCAGATCTAAAAAACGATACATTTTAAAAAAATAGATAAAGTTACTATATGGATATAATAAAAAATTCAGATTTTATTTTCGACGAATATACACAAAAGTATATCATTTATAATGGACCATCGATGGTTTATAAAGAGATATATTCATCGGAATATCCAAAATCAAACTCATATGATAAACACATAACCAACGTTTATCCATCTTGGACAAATGGTAGCTCGAGTCTTCATAGCATATTTACTAGCTCAGATCAACCACATAGAACTAAAATATATTATAGGGAAGTATATTCTGAAAAAAACTTAGAAAATGGTGTACAATTCACCATAGCTTATGGCGATATTAACGGAATAGGTTCTTCGACTGGATCATTTGGTGATATAAAACATAATGTATTTGAATCAAAAGCCATTTACTCCCAATATAGAAACACCCTACATGGTACAGATAATGATCCAATACTGTTTAATTTCGATTATCCAGAGTACGTTGGAGATAATCTATCAGTATTTAAGATGTATGGATCTGGTACGAATGGTTATGGGCAGTTAGGATTATTCTCAACTAACACAGAGTATGCATATAGTAGCTCTCTAAGCCCAAATAACTTCTCAAAGGTTTCTGCTGGTGGTGGGTATACAACTACTATTAGATCTGATGGCACTCTTTGTGCTATAGGAAGAAATGATTATGGTCAGTTAGGTGATGGAACAACTATATCAAAAAGTTCCCCGATTCAAATAGGCCAATTAGGCGAATGGGAATATGTATCATCAGGAGTATGGCATACTTTAGCAATAAAGAAAGATGGTAGTCTTTGGGCTTGGGGTAGAAATGATGATGGTAGATTAGGAGATGGAACAACAACGGATAGACATTCCCCAATTAAAATAAGTGGTGATATATGGACGCATGTTTCAGCCGGACAAGGACATTCATTGGGTATAAAATTGGACGGAACTCTTTGGTGTTGGGGTTATAATTCTAGGGGTCAATTGGGATTGGGTGACACAACTTCCAGATTAATACCAACTCAAGTAGACTATAAACAGGATTGGTATAGAGTATTTACGTCTAAAAATTACGATGGTGATTGTTATACCATAGGACTAAAATTTGATGGTTCTATTTATGGTTGGGGTAGAAATGATGTTTCTCAATTAGGATTGGGTGGTGGTGAACCAGACAAATATGTTCCAACTAAAATAGGAAATGGAAAATGGAGAGATGTTGCTTGTGGTGCATATCACACATTAGCCATAAACGAAGATGGAAAATTATACTCATGGGGCGATGGATCTGATGGTAGATTAGCTGATAACAATAATTCACCCCACATAACACCAACACCAACGTTAGTGAATTCCAATACCAATTGGACATCGATAGACTGTTCTACTTATAATTCAATGGGGATTTTGGATAATAAACTATATGTAAGTGGTATAAACAGTTATGGTGAATTGGGTACTGAGAATAGTTCACTACCAGAAACTTTTTATGTAATGACTGAAGTATCTGTAACCGATACTTTTGATAGTGAACTAAAGTATAGAACAGAAATAACCGATGTATCCATCTGTGATGATTCTGCAATAGTCGGTGACACACCAGACTCAGCACACTCTATAATATCTCAAAAAATAATATTCGATGAGGGTGCTTTTAAGAATCCAAATTACATTTATGCTATAAGTTTTGATAGTCAAAACATGCGTGATCAGATAACTCCTGGAAAATGGCAGTTATCATTAGCTGCAACAAACAACGATGGTTCAGTTAGAACGGACTTAATACCAATAACTTTAACCGATGATTCAACTCTTGTAAAAAATAGATATAATAAAGAAGATTTGGTATACAATGTTTATGATGGTTCTATTGAATCTGGATTATCAAATTCGTCTGGAATACCATATGGTTTATTTTATCCTAAGCATGGTATTATTGTTTTAAATGGAAATGCTTTATCAACATTTGCAAATATTTATACGGATAGATCCCCTGCAACATCTAGTGGAGCTATACCGTTCTCGTCAAATGCGGACGGTATATTCACATCCATAAGTGGAGCCATGGCAATTGACGATTCTCTATACTACTTCATGTCAAATTCAACAGAACGTTTAGAATATGTCAACGTTTTTATCAGAGTGACAGCTGACAACTTTAACTATTCGAATAATCCGTCATATGTTGATAGAGATTTGGATGGTAAGATAAAAAAACAAGTTAAAGAAAATGAATATCACTTTTCATACATTACTCAAGTTGGTTTATACAATGATGATAACGAATTATTGGCTGTGGCTAAGTTAAGTAAACCAATAAGAAAAACTAAAGACACTGAATTAGTTATAAAAGTTTCAATAAGAAATTAAAAGGAAATATGGAAAATATATTTACATACATTACCAAATCAATAGATTTAGAAACATCATTTTTATATGATAGACGTGAAGTTGTTACCGCTCCAATGTGGTCAACTAATAGCTCTAGTCTAAACTCTATATTTACCAGCTCAAATCAACATCCACATAGAAAAATATACTATATGGATGTCTATTCAAACTCATTAAATACAGCAAGTCTACATACAGTGTTTAGTTTAGCTTACGGCCATTATGCTGGAAATGGATCTGCTGTTGGTTCAAATGGATTCATAACATCATCTACTGGGGTTAGTGAATCAAGAGCTGTTTATAGTCAATTTAAAAATCAATTTTTAGATTATGATAAATCGAAATATCTTGAAGATGGTAAATTTAAATTTTATGGAATAACAAATCAAATAGTTGGTAACTATTTTTGGGGAAAAGAGTATTGGCTTCCATTTTTGTCTTGGCAGTATCCAACTAAAATAAATATTCCAAGTATAACATCCAATCAATTGGCTTCAGCTAAAAGTATATCAATTGGTAGGTCTGGAAAATATGACCCAAATGTTTCTATAATAGTAATGGTTACTAACAGCAATGAATTGGTAGTAGTTTATCCAGCATTCTCTTTACTTAATAACATGAAGATTGCTTATAAACTAAGTGATACAAAGGATTGGAAGAGTGTTAGTTTGGGTCATGGACATCTTTTAGCTATTAAAAACGATGGAACGATGTGGGTTTCTGGAGATAACGAATTTGGTCAATTGGGATTAGGATATTTTGGAGGTGATGGAGTTTCATTAACCAAAATGGGTAGTGATAGTGATTGGGATTTTGTTTGTGCTGGAGCAACATATTCTTTTGCTATAAAAACAGACGGGTCTCTTTGGTCTTGGGGACAAAATTTACAAGGTCAATTGGGATTGGACGATACCACAAATAGAAATATACCAACCACCGTAACTTCATATGGAACAGATAATTGGACTATGATAGCAACATCAAATTCTGAGAATTTTGATGAGTTTCAAACCGTTATGGGGATACAAAGTGATGGTACTCTTTGGGGTTGGGGTGACAATAATTCAGGTGTTATAGACCTATCCAATCCAAATACAAGCATACCATATCAATTAGGTTCAGCTACGGATTGGGAAAAGGTATCCGTGGGTAAAGCTTTCGCAGTGGGAGTAAAAGGTGGTGCCTTAAAATCATGGGGCTCTAATGATGAGAATGGAACATTGGGAATTGGTAGTAACAGTCCATCATCATTCCCTTTTAATTTAGGTATACAGACACCATCATCGGATACAGATTGGACTGATATATCTTGCGGACCAAATTTTGTATTGGGTATAAAGGCTAATCAATTATATGGATGGGGAAACAATGACCAATTTCAATTAGGAAACGGGCCATCTAATATACAGATACTGTCACCAACAAAACAAAGTTCAAAACTTGGATGGGGTATAATAGAAACAGCTCCATATATGGCAGTCGGAGTTATACCAACTGCAAATGAAAATCCCGTAAAAAGTGTAATATCCGATGATATTTACGTTATAAGTTTAAATCGTTGGAACTTTAGGGATAGGATAGAATCTGGAAATTGGCAATTATCATTGTGCTCTGTAGATGAATCAAATGTACCAGACACAAACAATATAGTAACTTTGATAGATGAAACAGTTGAATATATTGGAACACCACAATCAAACCCAACCTATAAATTACACTCGTTGGGTGGGGCTGTTTATGGCATTTATAGTGGAAGTTTGGAATTTGGCATAGACGCTAACGCTGATAAAGAACCATATGGATTGGTATTTCCAGATAACGGTATCATAGTACTAAATGGTCAAATGCTATATGCCTCAGCTTCGATTGAAACTAAAAGGATAACTCCAATAGTTGGAGGAGCATTCCTATCCTCTTCAAATGCAGAGTTGATGTTCACTGCAATAAGTGGTGCTATGTCTGTAGAAAAACCATTCATTGCAAATACCTCAGAGATAAAAATACCAACATACTGTTTTATACGCATAAACAATTATGAGTTTAATTACACATTAAATCCATCATATTTTGATGTTGTTGATGACGGAAAAGATTCATTAGTAGTAAAAGATAAATTGAGAACCGTTAAAACTCCATTTGTTTACATAACAACTATTGGTCTTTATAGTGATAATGGTGAACTTTTAGCTGTTGCTAAATTGAGTAAACCAATAAGAAAAACACCTTCCGATGAATTGGTGATAAAAATAAAGTTAGAGATATAATAAAAAACCCATCGATTTCGATGGGTTTAATTTTTTAAGTTACGGTTTAGATTTACCTATCTTCATAACGGAGTATTTTAACTTGTATTTTTCTATTGCTTGCTTTGCATCGGTCATAAAAAACTTCTCAATCTGTTCCAAGTTATCGCTTATTTCATCTGCCTTTTGTGCCTCTTTTTCTAAAGCATCTTCATATCTAACAGAATAATTTGGATCATTTGTTTCTTTGCGTATCATTGCAACCCAAATCATAGCTTGTAATTCCAACGGTTTTAGTTTTAACTTCTTTGCTAATTCTTGAATTTTACGTGACATGAATGTATAAGCACCAGCCTTTTGTATCAATGCCTCTCTTTCATCTTTACTCAAGTGTGGGTAAAAATATAAAAGCATCCAAGTGTCTATGGTAACTGGATTAAATTCTTGTAGTGTCTCATACGTTGGATCTAATAAATTCAATGTAAAAGAAAATACCTTTTCTGCTGATACAGTCGCTTCTTTTTTTAATGTACCTTTAGGGGTCCAAAATGAACGTAATTTAGTTACGACCTCTTCTCTTGAAAAAGTGAATCCGTTATTAACGTAGTCACGCATAACTCTCAATAGATTAGGCATATATGATGAAATCATTCCCATCCCAGGTTGAGATAATGTATCAAATAATACACTATGCGATACATCCGAATCTACCTGACCCATTAATTCTTTTGTCTTATCATATATTGCTTTTTTATTAGCAGATACAAAGTCACTGTAAAGCTTAACTTCTTTTGAATCCAAACTTGTCATAGGTTTTGATAACACATCAAATATCTCTGGATTTTTTCGTTTGTCAACCAAAGACATCATTGCATTTTTTCTTGAATCAACAACCATAGAAATTATTGATTCTTGTTTTTTTGTTGTAAGTATTTTATTAAGAGCTGCTTTACTTATATGGTTCTCTTCATCTGTTTTTAAAGCAACATATAATTGGGAAGCAAACTTTAAGTTGTCTTGTAATCGGTTTCTTGGTGATAATATAGCTAATAAAATTAGGAATAGCACACCATCTGAATCACCAAATTCTTCCATTATTCTCTTGTTTATGTTATAGTACCAATCTCTAAACTCATTCATATCCTTTATGAATATTTTGGTTTCTTCTAAAACGTTTTTGTTTATTTTTATAGTTATTTTCTTCTTCTGTTTTTGGGATTTGAATTCTCTTTCTATCTCTGAGCTATTCTTTTCAAGAAATTCATCCTCCAATTGTTTTAGTTCAGCAGTATCCTCTTCACTGCGTTCTTTAGCTTTCATACCTTTTAATTGTTTTAGTTTAGCTTCACCCTTTGATTTTATAAGGTTGGTAACTATTTTCTTGTAGATGTCTTTATCTAACTTACTTTGAATTAATTTCTCTAATGAAGATATAGGCATAGTTTGGTAATCATCCGCTTCATTTAATTCGCCATCACTATCCGAATCAATGAAGGCTTCTAAATCACCGCCAGCTTGAAGTACTAAATCTTCTAATTCGTGATATTGATCTGGAGTAAACTCATATTCTAATTGGTTCTCTGATTCATTAATCATTCGCCATTTACGTCTGCGTATTTGAGAAGCCCGAGTATCTTCTAATAATTTTATCAATTTAATCATTTTTTATCCCTTCAAGTTGGACTTAAATTTATTATATGCCTTTTTATAAGATTCTTGTGTTTCATCTGTAGTTGTGTTCGTGTATTGCCAATTCCAAAATAATTCATTTGGTACTTTAAATCCATAAAATTCCAATACTTGTTTTTGAATATCAACAACATTCATACCATTCCAATTCTGGCCTATGCAGATGAATCCAGATTGTTTATCTTTTATTATATTATTTTCGCCTAATGTACTATGGCGGTTTTCTATCCAAGTTAATCTTTCTATTAATTTCTGATATTCGGCATTTGCTTGCCCCCAACGTATCGATGCAAAAAACAATATTATGTCAGATTCAAATAATTTTTTAGATACTTTCCATAATTCATCCTGTGTGTCATTTACACTCGCCCAACATCTATGATAATCAGTTGGATTTTTTTCTTTGTCTTTAAGTAATGAATCCTTAACACCACAAGAATTTCCTTTTATATGAGATACGTTGCCCTCACATGGCAATATATTTAATTGAGGTATGTCTATTATACTTGATTTGTTTTGTATTTGATTCTTTATGTATAAAGCCAATTCAGTGGATTTCGGTAGTTCTGTTTTTACACCACCTTTATCATACTTTGTATTGAATGGGTACCGAGTTGAAGTTGTTATAAATAGAACTTTTTTATTTTTTTGATTATCTAAGAAAGATATTGTATCACTAACTTTAGATGATAATGACTCATTTTCCGATAATATTTCTTTTAGTAATATCATACGTATGCTTTTATTAAGAATGCTAAAATATTACCCCTACCAACTACTTTTCCAGTGTAGTCACGTGTTATATTCGATTGGGGTTCATAAGTACCCAAAAGTTTTCCTGTTCTATCTCTGAAGACCTGTCTTCCATTAGATTGTGTCATTATAGATCCTATAACTTTACCACTTTTGTTTCTTATGTTGTCTTGTTTTTCAAACAATATGTCTATTAGTTTTAGCATGTTATATTTAATTGTAATGTAATTTATAGATATAAATATACATTTATAAAAAAAGCCCCCTCAAAACAGAGGAGGCTTGAATTAAAACAAAAACAATCAATAACCCATCATGTCGGGTTGCATGGGAACACTAGACTCCTTTTCAGGTTTGTCAACAATAGTCGCTTCAGTAGTTAATAACAAACTCGCAACTGAAGCAGCATTTTGAAGTGCAACTCTTGAAACTTTTGCAGGATCAATAACACCCGCTTCAATCAAGTCACAATATTCATCCAATCTTGCGTTATACCCAAAGGAACTTGAATTCGTTTGAAAAGAATGATGTTCTTTTATTTTATTTACAATAACTGACGGTTCAAGACCACAGTTTGAAACAATTTGACGAATTGGTTCTTCTATTGCTCGTCTGACTATGTTAACACCAGTCTGCTCATCTTGAGTCAATGTAATTAAATTATCCAAATCGGTTGAAGCTGCTAAATAAGCAACACCACCTCCTGGAACTATACCTTCTTCAACAGCAGCTCTTGTAGCATGAAGTGCATCTTCAATCCTTGCCTTCTTTTCTTTCATCTCAACTTCAGTAGAAGCACCTATTTTTATAACAGCAACCCCTCCGGATAATTTTGCAAGTCTTTCTTGCAGTTTTTCTCGATCATAATCTGAGGTTGTTTTTTCTATTTGGGACTTGATTTCCAAGATTCTCTTTGAAATACTTTCAGTATCACCCAATCCCTCAACAATTGTTGTGTTATCTTTATCAATTGATATTTTCTTTGCAGAACCTAAATGTTCTAATGTCACATCTTCTAACTTATATCCACGTTCATCGCCAACAACAATACCACCCGTTAGAACTGCAATATCATCTAAGATTGCCTTTCGTCTGTCACCGAATCCAGGTGATTTTACTGCTGCTACTTTAATAGTTCCTCGAAGTTTATTCACCACTAATGTTGCAAGTGCTTCACCTTGAACATCTTCAGATATAATTAAAAGACCTCT